CTTCGCAAAATCTCTTGCTTCTTGCTCATCCAATTTATCTATAAGTCTTGCTTGTTGTTCATAAACAAGCATTTTATTAATATCTTCAAGTTTTATATCATCAGGGTTCATAATTTTACTTTTGAATAACTACGATTGGTTTGGTTGGATCGGAGGGACTTGGATACCACTGCATTATTACTGCACCAGGATACAATTTCTCAACTTGCAATTTAACTTCATCTTTGGATGGTCTCTTCATATTTGGGAAGAATAGTTGAAGATTCATCATTGGTCTACCTCTCCAAGAGAAGAGTATAGTATAAACATTACCAGTAGATTGTATCCGTTGATAGTCCTCGTTTGTTAATTGGCCAGGTTGGATTACTGAATCTGCAAGAGGTAATGAAGGACCACTTAGTTTTGATTTAGCTGCAGCTTTTTCTCCTGCATTTGTTGTTCCAGTTGCAAGATTTCTGATCTTTGCTTGTCTTTGTGCTTGTCTATGTCCAGAACCAATTTCAAAACTTACCTGTTCTGGCATATTTCCTGGATGGATTTTGGCAATATTAAATTCTTTTGGGTGGAATTGAGTAACAGTTGAGAACATATTCCAATATTTTTCTCCATATTTGCATTCTGCTGCTTTCTCATTCTTTTGACACATTGGGCAATATCTAATTGAATCTTTATGTGAATGAAGGTGTGTATCACGAACTGCTATTCTATCTTTATTGTCTAAATCATCCGTATCACTATAACTCATGTTTTCAGATTTTGTTCCCCAATTCTTTGCGCCAACTTTACGACACTTTACTAAAGCTCCAGATGCATATGCAGATGGCCAAACTTTATAACGAGATTTGACTTTTGAATAACATGCATCCTTTTCTTCAGTCGCAACCATCTTGGCCTTACCCTTTCTATCGGGATTTGGATCTTCTTCATTCTTACGGCGGAATGCACTCTCCTCTTCCTTATCGGAGAGATCTGCCTTCATTTTACTTGAACCACACTTTGGTTTGGTTGTTTGTCCTGGTTGTTTTGCACAGGGTTCTCCTGCGTGTTTACCACCCAATTGAACCCAACCAGGGGTGCCATCAGAAGCGCGACTCTTAGTAAACCAGTCATGCAGAGAACTATCACCACTCTTGTTTTCATTAATAGAATCCTCTGGTTGAGTAAAGCTCTTGAACTTATAATCACTACCTTTGATGATGTCAATAATAGTTGCAAAAAGATTTCCATCTGCATCTAGAATCTCAACAGATTCCTTCATTTTCTTTTTACGACCCTGACAATGAGCTCTCTGAGAAAATCCCTTTGGATTATTACAATCAATCGATTTTTTGTATTTCTCCGACCAATCTTCCTTTACCTTCTCCATCTTTTTGAGTTTGGAGTAGTAATTAGGAATCTCATCTAGGTGTTGCAATGCAATATCCATTGCTTCGTCATTATCTGTAGTGTGTTCATGTTCAACTTTCATCCCCATCTCAAGTTGTTTTTGAATTAATGATGGGGATACTTTATGCTTTTTTGCGATTTCTTCTACAGACTTGTGGCCTTTGAAACCTTCTTTTACTTCTTTTTTTGAAAATCTTTTGGTATCGTCTTCACCGCCATCCATGTGGTCAGATACTGTATCAAGATACTCTGCAGCCTTAGTAATTTTTGATTGAACCCATGCTTCCAAATCACCTTCACCATTTAGGTGCTTCATCAATCTACTAATGGCCGACTTTGCAGTTTTCAGTTCTCCACGAGCCATGGAAAACTCAAAGTCCTCTCCAAGAGGTGCAATAGTTTGTAGGTCTGAGAGAATAGACCATTCCTTAAAGGTGAGTTTATCCATTTTACTTTTGGTTGGTTAAGTTTTTCTTGCCTTGTGCAATTACCTGGTCTCTAGTCATACCAGTCTTCTTCATTTTCGCTTCTCCGCCACCAGCAGCAAAGTCATCCATTGGTTTTTTGGCCGTTGGTTCTCTTCTCAATTTCTCTGCCTGGGCATTCATTAAGTTTGTTCTTGCTTTAGTTTCTGGTGAAATATATGGCCCCTCTTTTTGTTGAGTAGCTCTCTTACCTGCATGAAGAACATCGTTCACGCTACTTCCAGCCCTCAACGCTGCTTGACCACCACCAGATTTGAGTGCAGCATATCCACCCCTGTCAGAAAATTCTTTTGATCCAATTTGATTTGCTGCGTAATCTCTTCTTTGAACTGAAGTCACAAAACGACTCTTTGGATTCATTGCCATTTCATTAATATAATATGCTTCCGCACAGAATTCTTTGAAAGATTTCATATTACTTTTAGTGGTCTATATTTTATTTAGATAGATCTGGATTCATTGAACTCTTTAAGAACTTTTGAAGTTCCGAAGTAGATCCCACAAATACAGCATTATTGGTGACAGTAGTTGGTCCACCTTTATCTTCTTTTTTAAGATCTTTCATTTTTTGTTGAAGGTCTAAAAGTTTATCTGTAACATCTCCAACATTTTTGATAAGTTGTCCAGCAACTTCATATGCTCTTGGACTATCACTTTCTTGTGCCAGTTCAAGAATTCCATTGATTGCTTCTTGACCCTTTTCTACAAGAGAATATAGATTCCCCCTTGTATACTCATAGTCTTTATCAATTTGACTTTGACTATCTTTTAATTTTTCAATGATCTCATTTGGTTCTTTTTTGACAATCTCCTTTTCTACAGGAGTTGTCTCAATATCTAAAGCATTGTCAATAGATTCAAAGTCCATTATACATCAGTCCCTTTTGTATTACTGTAAACTTTACCATCAGAATATTCATAGCGATATTCACTAAATCCAAAATCATCGCCCATCTCAATTAAATCACTATCCGATTGATTAATTACATTGATAGCAGTTCCTTCTGCATGAGTTGTAATAGATGTTGAATTTTGACCTCTATTTACTAATAAAGTATTTCCATCAATTTCTCTAATATACATTGATTCATTATCAATTTGAATATATGATTTTACAATTAATGACGTTGCATCAGATACTTCAAATTGCGTGACTTCTTCAGAAATATCTTGCGCAATAACAGTAGTTTCATCTGAGTTATAGTCTTTAACTGCCCTTGGTTCTACCAGATATCTAAGTTGCCTTGTTGCATTTTGTCTATCCGTACTACTATAATAATCAACTTGTACTTTTTTAATCAATCCTTCCTTATCGTTACCAGCTGGACCAAACAAGTAAGTTTTTGCTGTAAAATCCAAAGTATAAATTAAAGCCCGTCTTTCTGTAAAATCACCTTCATATTGATCATCCATAGAGATTCTTTCGAGAATCATGGGAATATCTCTTTTCTCTCCAATTTCCTTTACCAAGTCTATGGTAAGAGTAAAATGTGGTTGAAAATAGGGTAATATTTGTTCTACAATTTGAAGCGCATCCTCATTTAATTTTGATAAAATTGAAAGTCTTATATTAATATTATAAGGAACAGGCATAAAAGTTTTGGTTAACTTTCCATCAGTAGTATCTACAGATTTGAAAGTTTGTAATGCAGATGCTTTTCTACTTGGATCATAAGTAATTCCAGTCATCTCAAATGACATTCTTGGGAGAGTGATTGCAACTCTTTTTTGCAAATCGGGCACTTGTTCTAATCTTGCCAAGAATTTTTGAACTGGACCATAAGCAATGGGAACAGTGAGAATACTAAAATCCGTTGCATCATTCTTCTTATGTTTTATCTGAATATCATTAAAAAGAGTACCAAAAGCCACAATGGTCTTTCTCAAGATTTCGTGATAAAAATAATGACCTAACATGATGTGAGTGCCTTTTTGGGAGTATTAATTATTTAGTATTCACCAAAAGGATTCTTTTGACTGAAATCTACAAGAGTATCTGCTTCTCTTTCAATTTCAATATTTTCAGCAAATGCATCCAAGAACTCATTATTTTGTATAGATGAGATCTTATAACTTGATGCAGCACCAACTAAAGATTCTCCAAGTGCAAAACTTCCATCTACAACAGAAACTTTAAGAACCCTATTATTTGCATCCCAACTCTTGACATATGCAGTTGTTCCAGTCTTGGTTCCTGTTACCAATTCATTATAAGTATAATCTCCAAAAGTCACTGCAGTTGGATCGGTGAATGAAATACTTGGTAAATCGGTGTAACCAGCACCAGCATTTGAATAACGAACTGCGACAACAACCCCATTTGTATTGACAACGGTTTCTGCTCTTGCTGATGTACTAGAGATTCCGCCACCAAATGTGATTGTTGGAACTGTAGAGTATCCAACTCCGCCACTAGAAATTGCAACCGGTCCAAGGACTCCTTTAGCAATTACAGCAGTTGCAATCGCACCTCCACCACTATTACCCAAAATAGTAACAGTTGGTGGTTGAGTATACCCGTAACCCGGATTAGTGAGAAGTATTCTATCAATAGACGCACCAGTTTGTCCCTTACGACTCGTCATAATCGCAACAGCAGTTGCAGTTAATCCACCAGGACCTGCAGTGGAAATTGCAACATTTGGTGCAGATAGATATCCATAACCATCATTAATCAGGTCAATATATTGGACAGAATATACGGAAGGATCTGAAGATGCATAAGAAACTGTAGCAGTTGCAGTGGTTGCTGCAGTTCCTACCATTTGAATTGTATAAACGTTTCCGAGATCTTTGATGGATTCATTAATACTGATTCCATCCATATCAACTTCTGGAACATCAATAATTTCATCTTCATATTCAAATCTTTCACATCTAAGTTCATAAACATAGAGATGGTTTAATTGATAGAATGGTTGTTTACCTTCTACATATTTGATTTCAAATAAAGATTCATCAAGTGGGAAGAAAATCAAATCTCCTTCTTGTGGACGAGTCGCAAGTTTAATTTGATCTGGAGGCCATAACTTTAAAAGAGGAGAAATAAAATCATCATATCTTTCTTTAGAAATAATCAAATTAATTTCATCCTTACTTCTTACACCAAATTTTGATAAAAGATCTCCATTTCCACTAAAACCCTGATAATTCATCAAATATGCTTCAATTCTATAACTATCATCAAATCTTGAAGCAGTGATCTCTTTGATGATACTATTTTCTCCTACAATTTTTCTAGGCATATAAAGAACATCTTGCCCATACATCTTCAACTGTTCGTTGATTAAGTCTTGGACAAGTCTTTGTTCGCTTGGTGATCCTTGTAAAAAGTAAGAATTGAGTGGAGACATATTATCCTATGAGATCCAATGGTGGTAGTTCGTATTCTGTCTTCAGCAATCTATCGCATTCTTCTAAATCTTTCATTGCATCTTCATACATCTGTCTTCCATTAAGTTGAACTCCACCTGGAAGTAAAACTCCTTGGAACTTGATCATATTTTGTCCCCACTGCCTTTTAATTAAAGCAGTAAGATATTTTTTAAGCCACCAATCGTTATAAAGAGTTGGGGCGTTTGACGGATCTAAAATTCTATAACAATCTACGATTACATATTCATCTCCACCAACACTACCCCAGTCAATATCTAAGTAAAGTTTGTGATTTTTTTTATTGAATCTAATTTGTGCAGTGGGGTTGATGAGAAAATCCAAATCTTCTAGATAAGTCTTTACCATCGCATAGTTTAGAATATCAAGTGCTCCATAATAATAAACATCATTCAAGAATAACTGATATTTGATATTAAAGAGACCATCAGAAATCGTACTTGCGTTAATTTTAAGTACGTTATTTACTCCAATAATTGTATCTGGAAGAGGAAGATAATTAACTCCCTCTACCCAAGTTGCAGAAGTTAATCCAGTTCCAACAATCGGCGCAGATGTAGAAGTGGTTACTCCTAAGTTTATTGTATCTTTCTGTGCTGGAGTGAGTTTATGTTTTAGAAATACACGATCAATTCCATCATAATGTCTTTCGTGGAAATATTGAATTGCATCATCAATCAGATTATCAATTTGATCATCATCTACATTTATTTCTAATACTGGTTTTCCAAGCTGTTTGAGGCAGTATTCTTTCAACTCCGCTCTACTGGCTGGTTGTGCCATAAAAAAATACCCCTAGTTTCCTAGAGGTATTTATCAAAAACTTTAATTTCTTGATAGTTGGAATTTGTTTTAATATTAATATGTTTTTTTAATTCGGATCTTTTATCATTTAAAGTATAAACCATCCTTGCTAAAGAAATAAACTCTTCATTAAAAATCCATTTTTGTTCGTGTTCCCTTAATTTATCTTCAGTCTCCCAAAGAAGTTTATTTATAGATTTTAAACTGTTAAGATCCTCTTGATCGTATACATTATTTTCTTTAGCTATAACTATGAGATCATGCAATTCTTTTTTAACATATTCATTATTAATATGATCATTTTTCAATTGTAAAATAGTTATTTTATCTAATAATTCTCCAACTGATATTGGTATTTGTAAATTCATGAATAACTAAAATTACTTGACACTGATTTTTCTTTTCTGGGGGAGGATTTTTCCTTAATCAGTTTTATACTAGTATCACCAGAAGAAACTGGAGTAATCTGTGGTTCTTCAACCTTAGTTGTTGTTATTTTCTCAATGTTAAAAACAATTATATCAAATAGTTCCTGAATTTCTTTGTCGTCATAATTTAAA